ACGAGCCGTCCCGCAGCGCAGACGGCGTGTCTTCGTTGTCGGATGTGCTGGAGATCACATCGGTCCCGCAAAGGTTTTATTTGAGCAAGAAAGCATGCTCAGGTATTCTGCGACGCGCGGCTCGTCGAGGCAAGGAACTTCCGCCGATGTTGCTAGCTGCCTTAGAAGCGGTGGCGATGGTGGAGTCCCAAGTAGTCGAGGAGAACACCTGACATTTTCTGCGCCAATTGCCAGCACCTTGAACGCATCATTTGCAGACAAGCAAGGGCTTGAAGATCAACATGCGCTGAACGGTGCACCGTGCTTTGTGATCGATGTTCCAGTTAAACAACCAACTTGGTGGGACGGAGAAAAAACGGCAAACACTTTGACAAAATCAAATTCCAATGGAACGCAACGGATGCCTGATAAAGATAATTTTGGCGCATTATTGCAACCCATTTATTGCGGAAGCAATCCAAATGCTTCGGACACGGTCACATCGAAGTGGCAAAAGCAAAGTGGCGGTCCAGCTGGAAGTGAATGCGGTTTGTTTGTGTTGCAACCAATCACCGCAATCCTGTTTGAAAACCATCCCAATGACAGCCGAATCACCGGTCCGCACGATGTTGCGCCGAGTTGCGTTTCTCGATACGGGACCGGCGGAGGAAATGTGCCACTTGTCATCCCAATTCAAGACTCAAGAGTGATCGAGAAAAACCAAAATGGAATCGGCGTTGGAAACGAAACATCTCCTGCTTACACCATCGATCAAACTGGCGCACAGGCAGTTGCAATTCAAGGAACGGTGATTGGTCGGCAAGATCACAACGGACCTGGCGGTTCGGGATGCTCTGATACTGGTGAAATGTATACGCTGACTAGCCAAGATACGCATGCCGTGGCAATTGTCGGTCAAGTCGATTGGCGCACAACGAATAATGATGCAGGTCAAGTATCGCAAACTTTAAAAACTGATTTGGCGCACCAAAGCGGACCGTGTTTGGCAGTTGCGCCAACGATGCAAGTTCGCCGCCTGACTCCAACAGAATGCGAACGGCTGCAAGGATTCCCCGATGGTTGGACGGCGATCCCTTGGAAGAAAAAGAACGCAGAGGACTGTCCCGATGGACCTCGATATAAAGCCTTGGGAAATTCGATGGCAGTCAATTGCATGGAATGGCTTGGAGAACGAATCCAAAAATTTGATCAATCCTCCCTATGTCAATTGCCGTGAAGAGAAACGGGTCTCGAAGCAACATTTTCCAAATCGACGCGCAGGTGCTGGGCAAAGTCCCAAAAGCCCAGTCAGCGCAGATCGATTCCGAAGCGTTCTAAATTTGGACTGACGGTAGGACTTCCGAAGCAAAAGAACGCTCCACAGTCGATCCTGCGAGGCACGATTGCCAGCGTGAGCAATGAGAGCAGGAATAAAAAAAGCCCCTTTCGGGGCAGGAATCATTGTGGCGCAGACACCACATACAACCCCATATTTTTCTTCAGGATTGTTCGTGGCGTGAACTTGGTGCAACATAGACTTGATTCCATTCGCTACCGATGTTAAACAAACCAAGACTTCTTTGGTCGTTAAACAGACCAAGACTTATTTGCATCCTTTCGTCCAAGACGACTTCGTAAAAACCACCCCCCACAGGATGAATACCACTGTCGTATCGTGCAGGATGGTTCTCGACTTGTTCCGCCGTGAGATTAAGTCCGTGCGTAGTCACAAGATTTCTCCAACCCTTTGGCATTTTTCTTACTGCCACATCAACCATCCTCAACACTAACGCATACTTGTGCGAATAGATTGCGAGGATTTCATTAGAATCGTTTGTCGTAGTCTTTGTCATTTGTAATTTCTTTCTTGGTTTAAGACTGAATGAATACAGTCGAGTTGTTGAGTTCGGCGACCACATCGCAGTTGGAATAATTTTCGAGTTCGTCGGTGTCGGAATTCTCGACCTCGACATACTCGCAACAGATAGCGATGACATCGAGTTCGATTTCTGAACCCTCGTCAGCGGGGACATCTCCCTCTGCCTCTGTGATGTAATTGAAGATGGCTACGAGAGCCTCACGGGAGAATTGATCTGCTCTCGATGAGTTGCGGAATTCGTCCAGGAAAATTTGTTCGGTCACGGTGATTTTCATTTGATGCCTTTCTTTGTGTGTCGAAATTTCTGCGGAGTTGCAGACTCTTCCCCCCTGCCAAAGGGAGTCGAGTGCGGAACTACACGATTGATTCAGTCGTTGGTGCGAGTGCCATTCCCCCTGCGCCATAATGCGCCATCTCGATAGCAAGCGTTCAATTCCAATTCGATCACGATGATGTCGTCGGCGAATTCCATCCACCAATCTCGTCTGATGCTGTAATAGGTTGCGTGTTCTCTCAATCCGTGAATGAGAGCCTTTCTCGCTTGCGCTTCGGTTCGACCGTATGCAGAGAATGAGAAATTTGGCGATTCAAGTTGCGCGTTAAATATGTTCATTTGAACTCCTTGTAGAGAAATCGTCCGAGTAGGACAGTTGCATTGTTTTCTTCCTTCCAACCCATTGAAGCCCAATCGCCAAATTCATCGATGAAGTCTGAAACCCGATCTTGCACGGTGATGTCGATGCAGTCCACATCTTCAAAAAATTCTTCTGTGGACATTTGTTGCGAGAGAATCGAATGAGCAAAGCCCATCCATTTTTCTTCAATGACTGCTCTGTCAAACTCTCGTTGTCGTGCGACGATGCGCGTGGAATTATTGTGTTGCTTTTTCATATGTGTTGCCTTTCTTTGTTCAGTCTTCAATTGCGGTTTCAACGAATGTTGCAACAAACTTGCACAGAATTGTTGCTCGTTCTTTGACGTTGTAACGCTTCCAAATCTCTGCGTATGAGAGACCAATCCCCTGATCCAATGATATTTGGCAAATCAATGGTTTGTGAAAATTGTCAGCGACGAAATAGTCCATCGTGCCACCATCAATGAATCCCAACGACTCCATCACAGGAAAAAGCGCAGAATCCATATCTGCATTCCTTGCTGATGCTTTGATGGTCTCAATGAGATTCTGTGATGCCACCTCATACGATCCATCGTCAGTATCGACGATGAGCATTCTGTTATTGTGCAAATCTGTTTCCAACACGATCATCATTTCGTTCACCGCTTCGACAATTGTTGAACCTTGATTCTTGGCGATTTGCTTTGCGACCTGAAGTACGGTTTTCTTTACTTTCGACATTGCGTTTTCTTTCTGCCTTTCGGCGGGTGTCCAAATTTCTGCGGAGTGCAGATGTGAGAAGTCTACAAGGTAATCGACTGTATGCAAGAGTATTCTTTGGTATTTATCAAGATTTATCGGAAATGCCTATTTTTATAGATATTATTTTTTGCTATTGACATCGATTTTGGGGTGATTAAAGTGATGGAATGACAGTAATTGGAATGAATGAGAATGGATATCGAATCGGAATGTCTCATCAAAATTGCACTATTTCACAGGAAATCGTGGACAAAATGAGAGATATGCACGAGGATGAAATGGTTGGATATCGAAGGCTTTCTGCGATATTTGGCATCAGAAGGTCAACTGTTCAGAAGATTTGCAAGTACTACATTCGAGCGCAAACACCGTCAAAATGGAGGAGAATCAATGGCTAGAGTCACAAGACCGTCGAAGGAAAATGCGCCAAAAAGTGCAGGAAGACCGACGAAATACAATGCGAAAATTGCCGATGAGATTTGCGAAAGACTCGCACTAGGACAGTCTTTACGAGAGATTTGCAGAGATCCAAAAATGGTCGGAATGGCGACTGTGATGAGATGGATAAGAGAAGATCGTGAAGATTTCGACATCAAGTACACACGGGCGAGGGAATTACAGGCTCATACTTGGGTCGATCAAATGAAGGATTTGGCAACATCATTGCCCGAAAAAAATCCATTGACAGGATCGTATGACAGCGCAAGCGTGAACCACATTCGTAATCAAGTGATGACCCTGCAATGGCTAGCAATGAAGTTAAATTCCAAGCGATACGGCGATCAGGCTCGACTCTCACACGATGTTGCAGGTGGATTAAATCTGCGCGTAATCACGGGCGTTCCTGATGCCAGCGACGAAGCAAACTGACATCGAGATAAAGTATTCGCCTCGCCCTTGGCAGAAGAAATGTCATAGGAAATTGAAGCGATTCACTGTGCTTGCACTACATCGTCGTGCAGGAAAAACAGAACTTGCGTTGATGCAACTGATTAATTCCGCATTGAAATTCGATAAGGATCAAGGCTTCTTTTGCTATGTCGCACCGTTCTTGTCGCAGAGCAAATCGATTGCTTGGGCGAGGTTGAAATTAAAACTTGAACCGCTTCGATTGCTCGATGCGATCATCATCAATGAATCAGAATTGTCCATCAAATTCAAGCACAATTTGAGCGTAATTCGACTATTCGGTGCTGACAATCCTAATGCGATGCGAGGCTTGCGGATAGACGGCGTAGTCATTGATGAGGTAGCGCAATGCAAGCCTGAAATTTGGAGCGATGTATTGCAACCTGCAACATCGGATCGACACGGTTGGGCAGTATTCATTGGAACGCCAAATGGTGTGAATCTATTCAGTGAACTATTCCAAAAATCTTTGACGCTGGACGATTGGTACGGGGCAAAATATACAGTTTATGACACGAATTCTCTTGATTCCAAGGAAGTGGATCGATTGAAAAGGGATATGTCCGAGGTCGCATTTGCAAGAGAATATCTGTGCGATTTCGATGCAAGCGCAGAGGATCAATTGATCAGTTTGTCCGATGCAATTACGGCATCACGGCGTGAATATGTGGACAAAGATATTGAGTCTGCGCCAAGGATTCTCGGCGTTGATCCTGCACGATTCGGCGATGATCGAAGCGTCATTTGCAAGCGTCAAGGTCTCGTCTGCTTCGAGCCTCTCATCTACCGTGGCATCGACAATATGGACTTAGCAGGTCGAGTCGCAAGCGTCATCGAATCGTGGCAACCTGACGCTGTGTTCGTGGATGCAGGTGCGGGGTCAGGTGTCATCGACCGACTGCGCCAACTCGATTACGATCCCATCGAAGTCCCATTTGGTGGGAAGGCGGTGATGGACAAACAATTTGCGAATCGGCGCATGGAAATGTGGTGGCTCATGCGTGAATGGATCGAAGGGGGGGGTGCCATCCCCGATTGCGCGAACTTGAAGCAGGAACTCGCCACACCTATTTTTTGGTATGACGCCAGTGGGAGAAAAGTTTTGGAGTCTAAGGATGACATTAAGAAGCGTTTGCAAGGCGGTGGAAGCCCTGACATCGCAGATGCTTTGTGCCTGACCTTTGCGTACCCAGTTTCGAAGCGTGTGCCATATGACATTGCAACGCGTTTGAAGAAGAGGATTCATCACGAGTACGACCCATACGCTCCTGAGTTTCAGAAATGATTGTGAATAGGTACCCGTAAGTTAATTTGTAATTCATAGATTAATGTTTAATGGCGGTTATAAAACTCGCTCAGCCTAAAGATTTAATGCCAAAAATAACGGCATTAATGCAAAAGAATTGGGACGAGACTGGATTCGGATTTGATTTTAATCCTGCAATGGATTTGTATCAGGCAGGAGTTGATTCAGGATTAATTTTTGTGCTTGTGGCTATTGATGTTGTTGGTGAGATAGTTGGATATTGCACAATGTTGGTTGCCCCACATTGGCACAATCCAGCAGTAATAATTGCATCAAATGATGCATTGTTTGTAGCAAAGGAGCATCGTGGTTTTATTTCTGCGCGGCTTATTATCGAAGCAGAAAAAGAAGCAAAGAAGCGTGGAGCATCAAGAGTTTTGTGGCATACAAGAGCAGGAACTAGATTGGCTGAAATGTTGAGGCGTAGAGGTTACGAAGATGCAGATGTCGTTGTAATGAAGGAGATTTAAGATGGGAATTGAAACGATAGCAATTGGAGCAATTATTGCAGCGGCTGCTGGCGCAGCAAGTACTGGTTATTCTATTGCTGCTGGAGAAAGCGCAAAAAACAAGCAAGCGGATGCATTGAGAAAACAAGAAAAAGCGCAGACTCAAGCAGTTAATGCGGCTCAGGGTCAGCGCAAGCAAAGCGAAATGGCGATGAATCAGGCGAACAGGCAACAGCCGAATGTTTCAGGAATTATGGAGGCTGCTTCTGCTGCATCAAGTGGTGGTGGTGCTGGGACTATGTTGACTGGTCCGACTGGTGTTGATCCAAACGCTCTTGCACTTGGCAAGTCATCTCTTCTTGGAAGTTAATGGACTATTCATCCGACAATCAGTCTTACAAGGGCGCACCAAAGCGGGAGCAATTGCTTACCCGTCTTGGTCATTTGAAGTCTGAACGGGCGAGTTGGATTGCACATTGGCAGGAGATCACTTCTTACATTTTGCCTCGCAACGGTCGATATTTTCAGCAGGACAGGAATCGTGGGTATCGCCGTCACAACAACATTTACGACAATACTGGCACACGCGCCTTGCGAACTCTTGGCGCTGGCATGATGGCTGGTGCGACTTCTCCTGCCCGTCAGTGGTTTCGTCTAGGGACTGGAGATCCTGATTTAAATGCATTTTCTCCAGTGAAGTTGTGGCTGGACACGGTGACGAAGAGGATGCAGTCTGTTTTTCAGCAGTCGAATACTTACAGGTCTTTGCATCAGATGTATGAGGAACTGGGAGCGTTTGGAACGGCTGTCAGCATTGTGTTGCCAGACTTTAAGAATGTCATTCACCATTACCCTGTGACTGTTGGCGAG